ATGACGGATACTGAATTGCAAAAATTAGTCGAGAAAATTTCACTAACGGATTTTCACAGACAATTTAAACATCATGCTTTTTTCAATCAGCGGTTAAGAACAACTGGTGGTCGCTATCAACTACAGACACATGATATTGATATTAATCCGCGAATGTTATCTGAACATGACATGCCTACATTGGTGGGAATTGTGAAACACGAATTGTGCCACTATCACTTGCATTTAACTCATCAAGGGTATCAACATCGGGATGCCGATTTTAAACACTTGTTAGCACAGGTGCATGGGTCTCGGTTTGCGCCGGCGGTCCAAATAAGTTCACGCAGTAAGATGCAATTGGTGTATCAGTGTCAAAGTTGTGGGTTACTGTATCATCGCAAGCGGCATATTAATTTAAAAAAGTATCGATGTGGTAAATGTGGTGGCCCACTGCGGTTAATTCAAACCTTACGCAGGTGATTTTGAGAAAAAAGGTTGTAACTATTACCGATTTTTGCTAATATAGTTTAGGTAATAGTTTTGTTGCACCCATGGCGGAATTGGCAGACGCGCAAGATTAAGGATCTTGTCGGGAGTTTTCCCGGTGGAAGTTCGAATCTTCTTGGGTGCATTGATGGTATTAAGCTAGTGTTCATAGAGCTTCAAAAGCCTATGAATACTGGCTTTTTATTTTGCACTCGTTTCATAAAACACCCCTATATTTAATCAAGGGATAGTCAAAGGATAGTCAAAAGTCAGTCAAATTAAAAATCTAAATAGCTGGCTAACTTGCTAACAGCCTCAACATTTTGTGTTTTGGTCACATGAGCATATACATTCATTGTGGTTTGGATATCAGAATGACCAAGTCTTACCTGTACTTCCTTTAGGGTGGCACCCGCGGAGAATAGGGCGGAACAATGTGTGTGTCTAAAACCATGCGTAGTAATAGGTTTTAAATTATTAGCTTCAATAATTTTTAACAGCCACATTCTAGGTGTGTTTTCGGATAAGAAAGTATTCTTGTAGGTAGCAAAAAGTAATTGTTTGCCGTGTAACGTGTTTATACCATGCGATAGATATAGCTCTCTCTGTTCCATACGCCACTTTTTTAGTATGCCTAGTGTAATTGGGTCTAACTCAATTGTGCGCCTGCTGGCACGTGTTTTAGGTGCCTTGAGATATAAGTGACCATGATAGCCCTTGCCTAAGTTCTTATTAACACGCAAGGTGCCGTTACTAAAGTCAATATCTTCCCACGTAAGGGCAAGGGCTTCACCTTTTCGTAACCCAGTAAAAGCAAGTAATCTGAACCAAGTGAATTGTTCAGGTTGCTTTTTCTTATCTAGGCACTTAAAAAAAGTAGTTAATTCTTCTTTATCCCAGAAATTTTCAGGCTTGTCACCTGTGTCAGCTTTTTTTAGTGGCATGGTAACTAGGTCCGCTGGGTTTTGTTGAATGTAACCCTGCTTGACAGCGAAATTAAGCACTTTTTTAGTGTATGTGAACCAACGTTTGTAGTTTAACGTAACCTCCTTAAACCACCTGTTAAGGACACGCTGACACTCGTGTGTAGTGATTGAGCGTACTCGTTTGTTTCCAAATGCCGGCAAAACGTGATTTTTGAACAGACTCACAATTTTATCGTCAGTGCTTTCTTCAATTCGGTTAATATGTTGAGTGTGCCACTCTTTATAAACTTCACTGAATAGAATATTGTTTTCTTTTAGTAAGCTACCTTTGTCATTTATCTCAAGTTCCAAACGAGATAAGGCGAGGGTAGCTTCTTTTTGCGTCTTGAAACCACGCCGAGTGGTATTTGATTTTTTGCCAGTCGCTGGATTGATACCCGTGTAGAGTTTGAACATGTAACGGATATCGCCGTTCTTTAATTTATATTCTTTAATTTTAGTCATTGTATTTCCTCCATAGTCCTACCGACCAGCAAGCTATGTATGAGGAACTAATTAATTAGTCTTAAAAATTCCGTTAGTAAAGGTAATCTCATCATTTTTAGAATCTTCTTGGATCTCATTATCTAGAGCGGAAATCAAATTATTTTGAATATCAATCTTAAAGGCAGTACTTAACGGGTCAATATATTTTCCTAATATGGATAAGTCTTTCTTGTCTTTTAGCTTCATACTGCAATAGAGCTGGCTATTTTTTGCGTCTTTAAATGCTGGTCCTGCATTAATAAAACTACCCACTAAGGGTAAAATAAATTTTTTTTGTTTTGTTTCAATGTTCATGAAACCAGTAAGACCATATTCAATAAGGTGAGTTGCGTTGTATTGATCTTGATCTATATCGCCTAAATACACATTAAAATAAACGTCTAAAGGGATGAAAGAGAAAAAGTCATTTGTTGTAAGGTCTAAATACAAACATATTTTGTTAACAGTTTCAATTTGAACCATTTTGGAACTGTTTTGTACTAGTGCCGTTAGAGTAGTTCTTGAAATGCCAGTATCATTAGAAACTTTTGTTATTTTGATTTGTCGCTCTGCAAGGATAATCGCCAAATTATTTCTTATCATTAAAAAACCTTCTTTCGCTTAAAATTGTACTACTTTGTGAACAAACTGGCAATTAAATATAACTATTTAAAACTATTACTTGTATTTTAAAATTTGAAGATATATAATTAATTTGTTCAGGAAGATGTACAAACGTTCAAAATGGTTCTTACTTGAACGAAACACGACTTTTATATGTATTGAGAGGTGAATGCTATGTATAGAAAAGAATTTCCACGATATCTAAAATTAGGCGAAGCCGTTAAATATCTGAATGTTGGTTCTTATACAGCTGTGCATAATTTTATAGATCAAGGCTTACCAGTCACGGTTATTAATGGTATTAAGCGAATTGATCGACTAGACGCTGATAAGTTTATGGAAGCACACAAAACAGAGGAGGTAAAGTAGCATGCAAATGAATATTAAGGTGCCAGACGAGTTCGAGGAGCAAGTCCACAACGATATGTTACAGATTGCTGTAGAGGCTTTTAAGCAAGCTAGCAAGCGGGAAGAACTACCTAACTATATGAGTAAGAAACAAGCCACCAGTTACGCGGGTGTCAGTTTTAACACCCTACAAAAGATGATTGCACAAGGCTTAAGAGTTTCCATAGTTGGTGGAGTTCAACGAATTTCAAAACAAGCTATAGACGATTTTTACAAGGAAAATGAAATTTAAATAAATAAAAAGCTTACCGACCAGCAAGCAATTTCATTTTTCCACAAAAACAATAAAACCCCAGTCGCCAAAACTAAATTAAGGGAAGTAATAATTATGTATTTTCTATTTTTAATATTTTGTATGTTTCTAGCTTTAACCGTTGGTACATTGTTTGGCATTGCTATTGGTGCTGATAAAACGGAACAGCAAGAAAAACGCCGTCACAACTATTTTGTAAAGGAGATCCGTTAATATGAAAAAAGTGTATAAAAAAAGCCCTGTTACCGACCAAAGCAAACAGGACAAAGAAACTAGCAACTTCATTATACAGCCAACAAATGACACTGTAAAGCCTGTTAATCGCCTAGTTAAAATTAACGTTACTCAATTAGGCGACCACTTTCAGAATGATATTTCTTATCAAGAAGCTAAATTAATAAAAGATTTAGTAAGTGGTAAAGAAATTCAGGTTTTAACGGGTGATTCAATTCAAAAATCTATAGATCATTTAGTTGATTTAGGCATTTTTAAGTTACGTAGAAATCAAAAAAATATAAACTCGCACGCTGCCCACGCTAATAGTAGCGAAAGGGGCGTTCAAAATTGAAAGACTTTAGTTCATTAAAACAAGCATTAAAATTGGCCAGCATTGAACTTGAAACCAGCCCGCTAGCACCAAACTCAAAAATTCCCTTATTAAAGGGCGGAAACGGATATTTAGACGCTACCAGTGATAAGGCTATTCTTAATAAAATGTTTTCTAATTGTCCACAAGCTAATTTGTGTTTAAGGCTTGATACCAGCCACCTAATTATGGTTGACGTTGATTTACACACAGAGCAAGCAAACGGGTTTAAAACACTCACTGAATTGAATAAGAAAGGCATGAAGCTACCAGATAATACTTATATTGAAAGTACACCACATGATGGCTTGCATTATTACTTCAAAGCAGAGGTACCTATACACGATATTTCAAAGGCATTTAGTGAAAATTCAGGTGTTGAGATTCATACCCGTTTTTCTTCTGTTTATCCAAGCGAGATTGACGGTAAGCAATACGAACCATTAGACGGACGTACCTTTGCTGATATTAAGCCAGCACCACAGTGGTTGGTCAATTATATTGTTAATTATGATGACAATACTAAAAAACCTAATTTGGCAAGCGTTCCGACTGGCAAGAAATGGACTGGCAAACTACTAGATTCAATGATTGAAACAACACCAAAAAGCTTTAGAAATGAGCATCTTCTTAGATTAGGCGGGTCAATGGGTCACGTTGGTGCTAATTCAGACACAGTTTTTACTTTAATCAGTTTTATAAACAAGAACTTTTGTGAACCGCCTTTAAGTCAAAAAGAAGTAAATACTATTTTAATTTCAATTCTGCAAAGGGAGCTTAGAAAGCAGGGGGTATTAAATGGCAAGCAATCTTAATAAAATGCCCGCTGAAATGCAAGAACTAACTAGTGAATATGATAGTAACGTTACTGAATTGACCAATAAAGACAACTGGAAAGATAAAATGTTGGTTGGAAAGGATTTAGCAACACCAAAATCTTCTTCGAGTGAGAATGTGAAACTGATTTTAGAAAATGATTCATTATTAAAAAATGTAGTTAAATATAATGAGTTTTCTGAAATGTTAGAAAAATCGAAATCAGTTAAAAATATAAATTTAACTCTTAAGGTTGATAATATTTCAGGTGAAAATCAATGGACAGATAACGACACAGCTAAACTAAGAACTTATATCGAGGTTGTTTACAATTATGTGCCAACACCAGACGCAGTATATACGGGGTTAATTTCATATGCTACTAATCATAGCTACAACCCTGTTAAAAAATATATTGAAAGTGAAAAATGGGACGGTACGTCACGTGTGGAAAATTACTTTGTTGATTATCTAGGCGCAGAAAATTCTGATTATACCAAAGAGGTTACTAAAAAGTGGTTTGAGGGTGCAATTGCAAGAGTATATAAACCAGGAATTAAGTTTGATATGGTGCCAGTTATATCAGGTAAACAAGGTCTTGGAAAGTCAACTTTGATAGCAAAAATATTTCCAACTTATGTAGATGACAGTTTAAAAAACCTAGGTAAGACTAAAGATGATTACCAAAAGCTAACAGGTGCATGGATCTTTGAATTAGGTGAATTGTCTGCAATGAGTAAAACGGATATTGAACTAACTAAGGGCTTTATCAGTGCCACTAAAGACCGTTACCGCAGTTCATACGGACGCATTACAGAAGTCCACCAACGCAAGTGTGTATTTATTGGTACCTCTAACGATCTGCAATATTTAAAAGATGAAACTGGTAACAGGCGATTCTATCCAATTGAATGTAAAAAAGATAATCAAACAAAGTCACCATTTAATATTGGTTCACATTTAATTCATCAAATCTTAGCAGAAGCTAAAGCCAAGTTTGAAAAAGGTGGCGCTAATAGTAATGAACTTCTTGTATCGCCAGAAATTGAAAAGACCGCTAATTTAAAACGAGGTAATGCAATGCAGGAAGATCCTGTTAAAGAACAAGTTTTACGTTATCTAGATATGAATGTACCAGTTGAATGGAAAGGATATAGCCAGTTAGATAAACGCCACACTTTTGAGAACTATTGTAGAGCATTAGATCAGCATATTGATCCAGCATTAATTTTGCCTAACAAAGATAATTCTAACAGTGTTGATAATTTTAAGGTAGTTCACGAACCATTCGAGAAACTTAGTGTTACAACAACCAAAGAAATTTTATACGTGGTCTTAGATATTTCTGATCATGATTTAGTCCGTGTTGCAAAAGGTAACGTAGCTAAAAAAATTGGTTTATATATTCGGGGTACTGATGAATGGGAATTTAAACATTCAATGACGGGCAATATATGGAAAAGATTAAAAGCATGAAGTGTTATGAAGTCTATATGAAGTGTGTGACTTCATCTTGTATCGCAATGGTACCAAGGCTTTGGGGCTTGTATGAAGTGTATGAAGTGTTATTTCATAAAAGTTAAGATAAATAATAAATAACCCTGTATGTACTTTAGGGGGAAAAAGACAGTTTACACTTCATAAATGGCACAACCTCTTGGCGCACAAGGGATAACAGATGAAGTGTGTGACTTCATGACACTTCATGACACTTCATAATTTAATGAAAAAGGAGAAATAAATATTATGACAAGATATAAATTTTTAAAGTATTTCAATGGTGTGAAGATTGAAACTATTGGAGTAGATGAAGTTAACCAAGAAATTCGATTAGATCCTAATGATGATCACAAGGCGTACATTACTGGAGTATATCCGCCTGATATTAAATTTAAACAGACCATTGTAGCGCCTTATTTAGAGATAGTAGAGATGGCTAAAGATGAATGATAATAAAGTTGTGTGGGAAGTTTTACATGGCACAGACTTAGACAAGATTGTTAGCAAAGCACACAGCATTCCTAGTGGCTATGAGGTTGCACATATCAAAGTTCAATATATTAATCATGAATATGTACTAACTACAATTGCCGTTGCTAATGATGATAGTTTAATAGATATGTTGAAGTCGCTTGGCGATTAAGTAAGGAGGTAATGACTAATGAAAAACTATAAGTTGTCTAGAATGAATAAGCGTTGTGAGTTTGGAACATATGTGGCTGGCAAAGAGAACTCATTCGGTCAAACAGTAGATGTGTATCAACCAGACTTCACAGTCTATTGTGGTGACTACTCAATAAGCATGGCGCAGGCAGTAACATTGTTAGGGTTAAATATTGAGAACACTCGTGAGATAGTCATAAGACATAACGACAAGGTAACGAGTGAACAGTTAGTACGTCTTGATGATACGGAATACAAGATTATTACTATTGATTCAGATAAAGGCGTCAATACGTTTGATGTGATCACGTTACAAGAAAGCAAAGGACTATGACACAAGCCGTGAAGTTCTGCTCTCATGCTGGTTGTAGGAATCTCATACCATTAACTGAGCGCTATTGCAGTAAGCACAAGCATGAAGAAAGTTCACGCGTATACTTCCACCGCAAACATTCAGGTGGTAAATATGAAGCATTTTATCATTCCACAGCATGGAAGAAGTTAAGTTATCAATATAAGTTAGCAAACCCCATGTGTGAAGCATGTTTAAAACGTGGTGTTATACGAAAAGTTGATATAGCTGATCATATTGTACCGATCAAGGAAGACTGGTCTAAACGCCTAGATTATGCGAACCTCCAGGCACTTTGTATCGTGTGTCATAACATTAAGAGTGAAAAAGAAGTTAAAGAACGAAAAAAAATAAAATTAAAAAAATATTAAAAGCATAATTCTTATTGTTCGTGTTTAAACAATGGGGGCTATGCTTTTTGCTTGATAAAGCGTACGATTACTTTCCTTTTTGTAAAAAGCCAGTTTGAAAACGAAAATTAGGTGTAATTTAATGAATAAAGTTCGTATATTTGTTGAATATACGCATAAAAGGGTATATAATTGAATTAGTAAACGTTAAGGGGTGAAACAATGAATAGAGTTAAACAATCAAGTAAAATGACTGGTCACGTGTCTAATGAAGAGAAAGCAGAGCACAAAGACGCTGAAAACGCCCTGAAAGATTACCCTACTTTAGATGTTGAGCCCCCTAAGGGACTAAACGCGACCGCATTAAGAGAATGGAAACGGCTTACAAGTTTGCTAATGGAAAATTTACCAGTTAGTGCCTTGGATAGAACCGCGATTGAGATGTATGTGAGAGCTTATGCCACATACATAACAGCCATGAATGCAATTAGAAAAGACGGACTAGTAAAAGACGGACGAAAGAACCCATATTTTACCATTGCGGAAGAATCAACCAAGACTATTCGGGCAATTGGTAACGATTTAGGGCTAACAATCTCAAGCCGTCAACGTTTGGAATTAAACAAAGCTAAAACTGACAAGCCTAGCGACCCATTCGAGGCGCTTTTAAATGGTGGATAGCGCCAAAGAGTATTGTGAAAAGGTTTTGTCTGGCGAGATTGTTGCAGGTAAAAAAATTAAGCAGGCTTGTCAACGCCACTTAAATGATCTTAAGAAACAACGGACAAAAGATTTTCCATATTATTTTGATGTTAAACAGGCACAGCAAGCAATTTCTTTAATTGAATTACTGCCAAGGCATGACGGCGAGAAATTAAAGATGTTATTGTTTCAGAAATTCATTTTAGCCAGTATATACGGCTGGCGAGAGGTTGAAACAGGTTACAGGCGTTTTCGTCAAGCATACATTTCACTAGCCAGAAAAAACGGGAAGACTTACCTAGCTAGTGGCATGGCAGTTAATACTTTAATTGGCGAGAAACTGCCAAAGCGTAACCGTAGCATTTACTTTGTGGCTAATAGTGCCAAGCAAAGTAGACTGGGTTTCGATATGATGTCAGACGGCTTACAACAGGTTAGAAAAAAATACCCGTATATGCGTAAACGCATAAAAGTTCAAAAACAAGCAATTACAGATTTAGAAAGTGGCAGTAAAGCAACCGCACTTGCTTCAAAAACAAATAGCATGGACGGTCTGGCTGGTACATTAATAATCTATGACGAGTACCACGCAGCCAAGACTAGAGAAGTCTATAACGTAATGAAGTCAGGACAAGCGCAAGAACCGAACGCCTTACTAACAATTATCTCAACTGCAGGTACTTCGCCTAACGTGCCTATGCATGATGACTATTTAAGACTAAGTAAGGTGTTAAATGGCAAGGCCAAAGATGACCGTTATTTTATTGCTATTTGGGAATTAGACGACAAAAAAGAAGTTTATGACCAAAGCAAGTGGGAAAAGGCTAACCCGATTTTTGCAGATCCTGATATTAAGCAAACCATGACAGAAAGCATTCAGGGTGATGTTGATGAAGCTACTCAAATTGGTAACCTTGCTCCCGTATTAGTTAAGTCATTTAATATGTGGGAAAACGCTAATACGAACGCTTATATAAGTCTCAATGACTGGAAGAAACACGAGATTGAAAAAGAACCAGATTTAAATAATAAAGAAATTCTATTCGGTTTGGATTTGTCTGTAACTGGAGACCTTACAGCCGTGAGTTGGTTAGTTCCAATTGGCAATAATAAGTTTTATGTTGATTCGCATGCATTCGTAGCAAAGGTTTTCGGACTAGATCAAAAAAGTAAAACAGACGGTGTGGACTATCGGGCATTAGCACAAGCTGGAGAATGCACAATTACAGACGAAGAAGACGGAACAATTAATTACAAGCAAGTATTTAATTACATGCGTGAAAAGGTTGGTAACTATAACTGGATCGTTAAGGGAGTTTGTTATGACCCGTGGCGTATGAGTTATATGAAAGATGATTTAAATATGGCTGGTTATCCAATGATAGAAGTAAGGCAATATCAGAAATTTCTTTCAATTCCTACCACACGATTTAAGCAAGACTTGCTTAAAGGTAATATCGTTCATACCTCAAATAAATTACTCGGTTATAACGTAAATAATGCGGTTTTAGAATACGATTCTAAAAATAATCCGATTATTTCAAAAACCAAACATAGCAATAAAATTGATGAGATTGCTTCATTAATAAACGCTTATGCAGTTGGTTATGACTATTACGAAAAGCAAAGAAAGGATAAGGCAGACAATGAATTTTATTCGTCAGATGATTTCGGTTTTTAATTTTCAAACTACTCTGCTACTGGTTGGAACTTTGTTAATTGTGGCTGGTGTTTGGCTATTACTTGGTTATCAAATTGGTTTAATTGCCCTAGGTATAGCCATGGTAGCAATTGCATTGTTAGTTGGTTACCAGCAGAAAGGAGGTTAATAAATGAATTTATTCAATTTAAACAATAATGAAGAACCAGATAAAGATACAGCATTTCTCGACGCACTCGTTTCTATGCAATCAGACGACAGCGCTGTGTATGTGGGTGCGGGAGCTTTAAGAAATAATGATGTAATGAGTGCAATTCGAGTAATTGCGTCTGATATTGCGAGCAACCCTATTCAGGGCACTAATGATAAAACTGTAAAACTATTAAATGAAAATCCTAACCCACAAATGAACGGTTTCAATTTTAAGTTTGCACTAGCGTGTAATTTACTTTTGAATGGTAATTCATTCGCTGAAATTATCCGAGATAATAACGGGCGGCCAACACAACTTAATTTAATTAAGAACAGTGAAATGACTGTAAAACAGGACGATCAGAGCGGAATAGTTACCTATAACTATAAGCAAAACAGATTTAACTCGCGTCAGATTGCGCCTGTCAACATACTACATTTTAAGTATTTTACTCAAGACGGCATTGTGGGAGTTAGTCCGCTGTATGCGTTGAAAGATCAGATCCAAGAACAAAAATCAGGTAATAAATTATTACGTTCATTTTTTGGTAATGGTATCAACGGAACTTCAGTTTTAAAATTGCACAAAACAGATTTAAGTGAAGACGCAAAAGCCAATATTAAAAATAAGTTTGAAAAGGCAAACGCAGGAAACGCAAGCGCGGTTGTTATTGATGATTCCATGGATTTATCAAACCTTGAAATTAATTCAGACTTGTTAAGCATGGTAAATAGTAACAGTGACTGGAGTAGTAGACAGATTGCGGAGGCGTTTAATATTCCCGTTGAAAGGCTTGCTACTGAAAATAGCCATTCAAGCAATGAACAAAGTAATGTGCTTTATTTACAAAATTCATTATCAAATTATTTTGCGGTTTTCACTAGTGAGATTAATAGTAAGCTGGCTGGTACGTACACATTTAATACTGATAAATTATTTAGTGCCGATCCTGAAACCAATCAAGATTTAGCTATTAAAGGTTATCAAGCTGGTTTACTCACTGTAAATGAAGCACGTGGCAAGATTGGACTTGCTCCAATTGATAACGGCGATCAGTTGTTAATTAATACTGATTACATACCGCTTAATGATATGGCAAAAAACAAGAATTTAGTGAGCACCGCACCAATAGCGCCCACCGAGGAGGGAACAAATTAATGAAAGATACAAGATTGACAATTAATGCAGAATTGCGAGCTGATGAACCAGTAGACCCTGAAACGGCTGATAACACTGATTCAACGCAAACTACTGCAACAGATACAACAGATCCAGATAAAACTACGCAACCAGATGATAGCAAAGGCAAGGCAATTTCTGGTTACGCCGTAGTATTTAACAGTCCAAGCAAAGATTTAGGCGGGTTTGTTGAAGTCGTTTCTCCTAAAGCATTTGACGGCGTGGACTTGAGTAACGTTTTAATGTTATCCAACCATAATTACAGCGAAGTGTTGGCAAGTGTTAAGGCTGGTACTTTAAAGTTAGCTACAGATGATAAAGGACTACATTTTGACGCTACTCTACCAAATACAAGTTTTGCTAATGATGTTTACGAAGAGGTTTCAAGTGGCAATGTTGATAGTGCTAGTTTCAGTTTTGCAGTAGCAGATGACGGAGACACGTTCACAAAGGACGATTCAGGCAACGTTACACGCACAATTAATAGTGTTAAGTCCCTGTTTGATGTGAGCGTGGTAGCTGTACCCGCTTATGATGATACAAATGTGGCTGTGGACAGTCGCAGTTATGAAGAATTTATTGGTAAAAATACTAAGACACCCGAAAAGGAGAAACAAGAAATGACAGAACATACAATTATTGATAACACACAAGAAAAGACAGAAACACGTAGTTTTGAAGATTACATTCGATCACAAGGTGAACAACGAGACGGCTTGACTACAGAAAATAATCAAGCTGTTGTGCCTAGTGAGGTTGTTACACCAATCTTTGAATATAAACAAAATCAGGCCAACCTTGGACAATTCGCAACAGTTAAAACTGTTTCAACTGGTTCAGGTACTTATCCAATTTCAACTAACTCTAATGCAGTGTTAGCAACTAAAGACGAACTAGCAACGATTGCAGATGTTGACGCTGGTATGACTGGTGTTGATTATAAGGTAGCTACACGAGCTGGAAAAATCTTCTTATCTCAAGAAATCGTTGATGATTCAGAAGTTCCAGTAGTTTCAGAAGTACAATCACAATTACAAAAGTTAGTTAATAATACTGATAACACAAATATTGTGGCTTTACTAAAGAAAGCTACCAAGTCAGCCATTACTAGTGTTGACGGAATCAAGAAGGCCTTTAATGTTGATTTAGACCCCGCTTTAAATAAGATTATTATTACCAACCAAGGCGGTTACAACTATCTCGATACCTTAAAGGATAGTGAGGGTCGTTACATGTTGCAAACTGATCCCACAGCACCAACAGGATCAGCATTGTTAGGTGCTCCAATCGTGGTAGTACCAAGTACCTTATTACCAGATGAGACAGACGGCAGTTTTCCATTATTTGTGGGTGACTTGTCACAATACCTTGCAATCTTCAAACGTAACCAAGTTACTAGTAACTGGACTCAATTTGATAGCTATTCTTGCGGCCTGGCTGTAGTAATCCGTAACGATTATGAAGTAATTGATGATAAAGCAATGGTTTATCTTACGTTAGCACCAGCAGCTACACCAGCTAAATAATTTAATCAGGCGGGCAACCGCCTATACATATAATATAAATTTTATAAAAACAGGAAGTGATTTTTTTGAGTGTAACAGTTCAGGATATCGAAAGAAGTTTAAGAATTGATTTAACAGATGATGGTGCTTTAATTCAAACATATATAGATACAGCAGTAGCGTATATTCAAAACGCCGTGGACAGTACACATACAGTAGAGCAATTGGAAACATATCCACAGTTTAACTTTGCTGTGTCTCTATTGGTTCAATTTTGGTATAGCAATCGTGATACAGATATGAAAGAAACACCATACCAAGTGGTTTCTATGATTCAACAATTAAGAGGAAAGATAAATGACAATTAATGAAAATGTGTCTATTAGATGATATAATATAGGTACAAATAAAAATTCTGTGGGAGAACGTTATTTGTAGGTCGGTTTACTGTGAGAGAAATCTTGACGGTAATTAATGCGATTGTAGACTAAAAATATAGGGTAGATCGTAACTAACAATAGTTGGTATCATCATTTCTGTATTTTTCGCTTTTAAGCGATATTTATTTTGCAACTTTGAAATGTTCATTTATTCCAATTTTAGGCTTCACCTTTAATTGATATTGGTGGTAGAGATACCACCGTATACATAAAAAAATCCCACTAGATTCTAGCTAGTGGGTGCTTGCCTCGGTCGATATATTTTTAAGGGATAGTCAAAGGGATAGTTAAAAAATAACATATGTGCTTAAAATGTTGGTATATAGCTGTTTTAAATGAACTATGTTCAACCCTTCTTGGGTGCATAAATAAAAAGCCCCAAATTCTTATTTTTAAGAATTTGGGGTCTCTGTCAAATCGTATTGGTGGAGATTTTGAACGGCACATTCACTTCGGTGAATGTGCTTTTTGTTTACTCATGAATTAAACTAATCCGGATAAAGAAGTTGTCAATATTTCGAAAACCAAAACAGTTACGCTTTAATGCCTTGATTTTACGATTAAGTCCTTCAATTGGACCGTTGGAAAATGGATAACGACAACTGTTTAGAAGGGCTGAACCATTTTTGATAAACGTGTTGATCGTTATGTCCATTTGATTACTAGTGGGTTGGTAGTTAGCAAGTAAGGATTGGAACGCATTAGCATCCTTTTGGTGTATGGCACTTAAGATACCTTGATAGGTTTGATACACAGATCTAAATCTGGGAAAAGCGTCTAGAGCTAAATCAATGGCGTTTTGTTGCGTCATATACTCGTTAATTCCGCGTAAATAAACAGCCTTAGAATCATTAACTTTTATTTCATCAAGATGAAATAAACGCCATTGAGATTTTAAAATATGATAAATTCGTGAATGCTTATCTTGGATAGTACGAATGGTCTGCGTGCGTTCATTATCTAAGGCACGCCCAGCCAGTTGAATAATATGGAAACGATCGATAATCGTGGCCGCATTGGGAAATAAGCGATGAATGAAGCTGCCATATTCAGCATTCATGTCAATCGTCACTGATTGAACTTGGGCACGTTCTTGAACCGAAAAACGAGCTTCAAAGTAGTCAATGATATCTTTACTTAGCCGATCTTTTAAAGTAACAATTCGGCGATGACTAACGGCATCGCAACAATTAAAGGACATCCAGTGATTACAGGAACGAAATTCATCAAAGCAAAGATTCTCTGGGAGATGTTTAACACGATAGGCTAAGTGAATATTGGCATTTAGGATTCGTTGAACACTGCTTGGCGAAATTCCACAAAGTTTAGCAATTTCTTTACTCGTCAACATATCGCGTGCCAAAACGATCACTTGATGTTTGATATTATGTGTGAAAGTTTCGTTACGATTAACCAACTTAGTTTTAGCACCACAGGTTTTTGAACAATCTTTACATTGGTATCTTTGACGTTTTAAATGCATTTCGTAACGACCACCGGATAAGGTTCCTAAACGCAGGTGACTCATGTGAGTTCCGTTTTTAATTAAGCTTTTATGGCCACAATGTGGGCACTTTAAAAGTTGATAAGACAAAGTTGCATGGACGACATGAATACGTTGGTTTGTGGAACACCGTTCTTTAGAAATACCAGTGACAATTAAGTTTGGGTCTGTTATTTCGAATAAGCATAAGATAGAATTAGTTAGGGACATCTGAATTTCCTCTTTTCGATTTGTTTTGGCGATTAAATCGTAGCACAAAGAGGACAGATGTCCTTTTTTATTTTTCTGATTTTCAAAACAGACAAAAAACCGGTATTAGTTATTCACCAATACCAGAAAGTGTAGACCCAGAATTTGTGGCTTTTTTGTACATTAAATTTTTAGTTTTTCAAAGAATGATATTTATAAACATGGGTCATCAAAGCCGTTGTATCACTGCTCATGTCATCATCATGAATTACAACAGTAATTAATTTGTGGTGGCCTGGTTTCTGGCTAGATCCGATTAAACAGTAACCTGCCCGCGGTGTGTAACCATTTTTAAGCCCGTTAATATAAAGGGAACGGACATTATATTTACGACCTGGTAAAGTGGTATTCACATTGTGGACCCATTGACCATGGACTTTCAGGTTATTTATCTTAGTTGTTTGGTTCACTTCAGGATATTTATTCAGGAGATTTCTGGCAACCACGGCCATATCATGCGCCGAAATGGTATTTTGCGCGTAGGCACTTGAACCAGGATAGCGATAACCATAACCGTTCAGATCACCGTTATCTAAGCCACTTACTGACACAATGTAGTTACCACGAAGCCCCCAACTATTTAATTGCGAACGCATTCTTTGGACTTGTTTGACATTGCTACCAGAAACCCAACGCCCCAAAGCAATGACTGCTGCGTTAGAAGAATCGATTAGAGCCGCTTGGTAAAGTTGCTTAACTGTATATCTGACGCCATGTTTAAGAACAAATCCGCCGCAAGCATAACTTCTCGACATATTATAGAGACCACTGCCAGATGTATTCACGATGGAATTCCATGAATATTTTTTACTATGGACTTTTTGGAGCACGTTATAGATGGTAAGCAGTTTAATTGTGGAAGCTACTGGTACTTTAGCGGTAGCACTTTTATTGTAGAGGAACTTTCCTGTGTTGACATCAATTGCGGCCGCATGCGTGGATTTAATCCAGAATGGGGCACCACCTTTTGTGAGGTATTGTTGCCATACCCAACCAGAATACTTTTTATTACCACTTCTGACATAGAAGTAAACCGCGTTGGCCCTATTGTGACGAAGGGTCTCCTTTTTGGTAACGTACCAGCTGGTATGCGGATGTGATTTCAATAAAAATGCGCATCGAGAGTGGCTCTGATTATATGCTGCACCAGAATTGCTTTTATTATGGTAGGCAGTTGATCGGACATTTGAAATAGAAACCCGTTTATAGGTGGACTTGGCATTTACTGAATTTGTCGTGGAAAACATAAATAAAGCCACAAAAACGGTTAAAACGGTTAATACTGATAAAAATTTTCGATACAT